CTGCCTGCATTTTATCGTAAGCCTGTAGGGGTGCTCCCATTATAGACGGATACTGCCCTAGTGCGCCCTGTGCTGCCTCTGCGCCCTGCATTCCGTACCCCATACCTGCCTGTTGTGCGCCTAATCCCATCTGAGCAGCAGACAATCGGTCAGCCTGTGCCTGTTGGTACGCGCCGAACTCAGCTTTAGCTAGATTATCTGATATCCTCTGTTGTGCAGCAGCAACAGCATTGGCCTGTAGTATATCACCCCTAGTGCCACCACCTGCCTGACTCTGTGTTATCGCTGTCCTTATACCGGGAAGAACCTCACCAGTAAGTTGACTCATAGCTTCTTGTCTATATGCGTCAGCTAATGGTCCAAATACGTCAGTGTTTACATTACCCGCTAAAAGATCACCATACTGTGACTCACTAAAAGGTGTCAGTCCTGCATACTGATCCTGAGAGAGGGGTTGTGCCATACCAGCACCATAACCCATCGCACCTCTACCATAATCCATAGCACCTAACTGGGTAGTCTCGGCACCAGCCTGTAGGTTTGCTGCTCTTGGACCAGTAAGGTAGGTCAGGGCAGACTGTTGACCAGCTGCCTCTGCTGGATCAAAACCAGCAAGTGTGCCACCACCAAAGTATCCCGGTGTTAGCTTGCCACTTGTATATAAATCCTCTGCTCGTTTGAATCCAGTCTCTAGGTAGGGTTTCTGCGCTTCCCAAGGTTCTGTTCTAGTTGTTTGTACTTTTGATCCACCGGACATATTATTCTCCTAATCAGGATAAGTATGATAGTCGTCTGGTACTAAACTAATGCCGACTAAGATACGACCGTTTCTATTTACTGCTTCGCCACCTTCTGGCATATACGGATAGTAGGGATACTCATCTATATTATGGTACTTTGCAGCTATTGGTTCATATGCTTGATTGTCTTGGTTCCAATCATACGCATTATACACATACTTGTACCCTTCTACATCGGGCATTGGTAGTCCTGACGTACCCACACTGACTCTTGCCCCACCTGTATCCATAGTATCGCCTAAAGATATGGCTGTGCTTACGGGTAAGTCTTCAGGTCGCCCAGCTGCAAGCCTTGTCGGATTCCACTGCCCAAATGTTTCCCAATGCGATCTGCCCCAGTCTGCTATATTCTGCGAACCAGTTTGATTTGGGTCTTGAAATGCTTTTATTAAATCAGGCCACATCCTGACATAGTTGCCATAAGGAGTACCACCAAAAAAGGTTGGTGATGCCGTAGGTGCTGCCAAAGGGTTAGCGTTAGGTACATAATTCAATATACCGGGCAATGCAGACCTAGCCTGTGCTGGCTGTGACCAAGGGCTATAATCTACTGGATCAATACCCGCTGCTGTAGGTTGTGTAATAGGTGCTACCGCCATTATTGCATCCTCTGTTTCAAGTCTTTCGTAATGATGTCATAAGAGTGTTTCCAGTCTTTTAGTTTTCTAGTCATACCTTTTCTAGTCCACGCCTCAAGGGATGAGCATCCATTCCGTACTGCATAACCCTCCAACATGGGCAGGAAATCATACCACATATCCATTCCTTTCCCGGCAAGGGTGATAATCCGTACTATCTTTTTCCTTGGATACTGTACTATCTCTGTAACCATCGAAGCGATAAGATTTCTATCCTCAAATGCTACCCATAGTCGAAGATCACCAGTATCCAGATGCTTCCTTATATCTTCCGGTACAAGTTCGCCTTCTGCATGAGATAATGCTTTCTCAATGAGAGAAGATACTTCATCCCATACCAGTTCAATATCTTCAGAGTTGACAAGAGCAACCTTACATGAAGGTGCTTGTGTACTTTCAGATTCAAGTTGCGTTATAGTTTTGCCCATGCTGTTCCGTTGTACCAGTAAATTCCTTCCCCGGTTCCACCCGGATTCCAATCGGTCCCATCTGCGTATCTTATATCACCCTTGCGTGGTTTATCTGGCTCTATATGTGTAGGCTCTAGCCTGAATATAGACTGATTCAGAAGAATATCACCTAGTCTTTTAAGTTCCGTGACAACGTAACCACCAAGATCATCTACCTGTTCTGGAAGAGGACCGGGTTCATATCTTGTTACACTCTTCTCTACCCTGTCGGCGTAGGTCGCCATTAGTAACTCCTTGAGCCACGCTTACCTACATTGTCAACCTCTATAGAATAACCATCTAACTCCCAGTTCATATCCGTAGTAGACTCAAAGCGTACAGCATATAACTTCCCAGTGCCTCTAACAGATACTTTAGACTGGGTATTAGGATCAAATGAGACAGGAGCGTTCCATGATATACCACCTTCCGTGGACATCTGGGTACCCAGGTACACATTTATACTGTCTGAACCACTAATAGACATCTTGGGCCAGATGGAACTGATACGCTTAACTGTAGTGTGGTCTGGTTGGCCTTGACCATTCATAGTTAAACCAGTTCTTTCGATATAAGATACCATATTAGTGGTATCTTCCTGGTTACCTGACCCATCTCTATACAGTTTAGTATTGCTTGGATCAGCAAAGAGTAGAACCTTATCCTGTAGGTCATAACTCATCGTCCACGGACCAGTTGTACCTGCCCAAGTAGTGGTGGTACTCGCCCAAGTCGTGGATGTTGTTGGGTTTCCTACGTTACCGTAACCAATGTGGGCAAGATCAGGTAAGTCTCTTATCGTAAATGTATTAGTAATATAATTCCATACGATAGCTTTGTTAGGGTGGTTGGTCAAGGCACCGTCAGCCGTGAAACAGAATAATATCTCAGTCCTGCCATAGTCGGCAGCAACAAAACACTTGTTGATCTGCGCGCCATCTATTTCTGTAAACACATATTCCTTTAGTTTCTGGGGGAGTATGGGTTTAAGTCTCTGACCATCATTGATATAGAAGTTACCTTTACCAAAGATAGCATGACCACCATCAAACTCAGCTACACAGTTCTTTGCTATCGCTCCAATAGTAGGAGATAGCTGTCTGAATGAGAATATGAAAGGGGTTCCCACGAAACTCATAGAGTATGTGGCATCCTCTTTATAGATCATAAACGTATCTCTTAACTGAAGACCGTCTAGGATATCGCCTTTTGTGTCAGCTAATTCAAACTCACCAGCATCGACCGTACTGGTCGTTTCATTCCATGAGGATGGGACACCCTGTATACCAGCCTCTGTACTCCACTTGACAACTCTAGGGTAAGACACACCAGCCCTCGTTATATTAAGAGCGACCAAGAAGGACCGGAAAGCGCGCATAGATTTAGTATATACGGTAACGTATACAGCTGCATCGTCATCATGTGCTGCTGCGGTTGTACTATTTGCACCTCTAGTGCAGGTTGTAAATGTAGTATCGGTCTTCCCAGTATACGATATATCCTCAGAATCTATTGTTACGGTACCAGATGTTGGGAAATCTTCAGTAGAGTCCACAGTAACTGTGGTAGCTGAACTATTTAACGCACCGTTAAGAGCAGTAAGGCTGGGCCAGTTAGTCAAATCCTGCATCTTTGTATTAGATAAAGGAACACCATCGGTCAGTTCCCAGAACTGTGGTTTATCAACATTATTAGTCATCACTAGGACACCACCTATGATAGTGGATGTCCAGTTCTCATCTGCTGTAGCTGAATACGCACCAGATGTACGGGTGATATTATACCACTTGGTTGCTCTATTTACCGTGGAATCATCATCATGTGAGGCAGCAGTGGTACTATCTGCTCCTCTGGTACACCCGGTAAATGTAGTAGAAGTCTTACCAGTATAGCTTATATTCTCCGCACCTACGGTAATAGTACCTATAGACTCAAAATCAGCTGTACTGTCTACTGTAACTGTAGTAACACTGGAATTTATCGCACCATTAAGTAAAGTAGACAAGCTGGTATTATCATAAGTATAGATAGCTGCTAACCCAGCAACAACCCAAAACTCAGGAGTACCAAGAGTCAACTGTATAATATGGTAAGGTGCGACAGGACAGGTTTTCATCACCTCGGCATAGCCGGGTGTCTTCTTTATAGAGCCTTCATCTGTCTTTATGTTATTGCCATCACTCCAGACATTAGGGGGTAGCTGCCAGGGGTTCTGATCCTTGACGATGCCATACTGCCCTACATTATCTACCGGAACGAGTGCCATTTACTTTGGTAACGATTCTTTTAGTTGGGCCATGAATACTGATTTAGCCGCATTTAGCTGAACCAATTTCATTTGCAAAGTATTAACTTCACCGTTCAACTGGGCGATATGACTGATCGCAACTTTAGCCTCGTCTACTAACGAATCAAACTCGTACTCTGACCCATCAATGCTTACTACATTCTGAGGCACTTTTTCCTTCTTTTTTGCTTTAGGCATTGTATGCTTTCCCCGAGACAATAGCTGCATTAACCGCAGTCATGTCTTCGCTAGTCCAGTAGTCTCTCGTCAACATCAATTCAAGATGCTCTACATTTCTATCTACGCAAGCATTTTTTTCGTCTGCGCTTTCATTTACC